TTTTTAGATTTAGATCCTTTTTTTCTAAAAGCATATGGCGTAGCATATTGCATTCCAGTTCCAGGAGTAAATGAAGCAGCACCCGCTCCACCCCCTGTAGTAGACATTTCCTCTAAAGTAGTTTTTATTTGATCATACTGATCTGGATATGAATTTCTTAGGTGTGTTCTGTATTTGTTAAATGTATCTTTTAACTCACGAGCTATTTTTTGAATAGATGAATCATTTCTAGCATCATCAGTACTCATTAATAGTTTTAATGCTTTAACAGCCGTAGACATTTTTTCTAATGAATCACCAAAACTAGCTAATTCAATTATTTCATGTTCAACACCACCTGTTTTTTCATCAACCTCAGTTGTCTTATAATATTTGTCCAGCTCATCATTAAAAAAATCTGAGTCTTGGACAGGACCATAAGCTTTTTCTAACCTAGCAATTAATGCTGGGTTTACATCTTGTGGTTTTTTTATTTCTTTAATATTATATTTAAATTTACCCATTCGCTACTGATAGTTCTTCTAATAAGTTATGATATTGTAATAAATCAACTAAGTGATCATTTTTAATAGTACTTCTTTTATCTAATTCAACTATGAATTTTGATATTTCTTGTAATTTAATTTTTACTGCTTCATCAGTTGTTTTTTCAATTTGTGTTGAAAATTGTTCTTGTAAAAAAGTTATTTCAGAATTATAAAATTCTTTTAAACGTGGAGTTGAATCAACTGATTCTATAAATTCTTTAAGGATGAATTTTTGTCTTGAATTTAAATCAGAGTATTTATCATTAAATTTCTCTAACATAATTCGATAAGTTAATGTTCGTAAATCCTTATCGTATGTTTTAAATTCTTCAATTACATTGTCTTTAACTTCATCACGTTCAACTGATGTTGTGGTTAAATGTTCTAAAAGAGTAACTTTATTATCAATAATTTGATTAGGATCAGTTGCTTTTTCAGTACTATAAACTTCAAATAAAACATATAAAGCAGCTTGTGCTTTATAATCTGCTAATTTAGTTCTAAATAAATCATCTACATTGTAGAATTCTTTTAATTCTTTGACTAAATTGTATTTTTCTTTTCTTAATTTTGTTCTATTAAGTTTTTGTGAAGCTTCTACTATTGTAGTGATAGTGGCATTTGCCTTAGTTTCACTAATATTTTTAGATTTGAATACAGTTTCATAAAGTTTATATTCTTTACCTAATTCAGTATTTACGAAGTACTTCTTTAATATTTTAATAGCAGCTGAATCCGTTCCTGATAGAGTATCAGCTGTAATCTGTTTTACTATTATCTCAAATAAGATGCCAGTATTTTTGAATTTTGAATGTTTTACGTACATTAATTCTTTATTTTGTTATAAATATAGTGAAATTATTATCCTTTGATGTTTGATTCATCTAAAAGTGAATCTCCTTTTTTATCTTCCTCAAATACCAACTGTTTTTTATTAGAAGGCATACTATTTAGCATAGATTCATGTTTAAGAAATTGGTTATTTTCTAAAGCAAGTGGTGAACCTCCTTTAAAATCAACATTAAGTTTACTATTACTATTGTAATCACTTTTCATTCCTTTAGCACCTAATCTATCTTTACCAAAATTATCGTCTTGAGTATTTCGTTTAGATACTTTCTCTTTAGGACGACCTTGTGGTTTTTCATCTTCATTATACCCCTTAGGTAAATTTCCTGGATCTGATGCCGTTCTACCATCACCATATAGTGATGCTAGATCGTGAGGAGTTCCATATGATTTACCTGTTTCAACAGGATCGTTTCCTTCTGATTCTATTTGGTTTAAACGGAATTTACGTTTAACATCTGAACGAACCAAGTCTCTATATTCATCATATTGATCTTCACTTAAATGCCAGATATTATCATAAATCCAATCAGATGGGAATAGATTAGAATTTACCATTTGTTCAGATAAATCCATTTTTTCTTTCATTAATGCTACTCTTTCTTGATCGTAAATGATTGAAGGTGTAGTCATTGAAAGTTCAAAATTGGATAATTGCTCATCTCTATACCCTAAAGTATATAAATGAACTAGAGCAATTTTATATAATTCTGATGTTATAATTCTTTGTATACGCTCAATTGTACGAGCAAATCTAATATCTTGAGCTGCTAATGTAGCTTTACCATCTGTGTTTTCATCATAACCCATAAATGCTTTAGGAACTTTAAGAGCAGCAAATAATTTATCTCTTAAGTACTCAACATCTTGAATTCCATCCCACTGTAAACCATTTAAGTTTTCGATTTTAGTTGATGAATCATTACCTCTTACTGGAATGTAAAAATCTTCCATTAGGTTTTGCATGTTATAATTTAGGTTATACTCACCTGTTTGTTGATCTAAGTGAGGAGTTCGTTTCATTTTAGAAACTGTTTTTTCCATAAATGAATCAATTTCATTTGGAGGAATAGAACCAACGTTCATATAAAAAATACGTCTTTCAGGTGCACGTACAATTCTGTGAATTAACATTGCATCTTCCATTAACGTATATTGTTTAAACAATTTACGAGCTGGTTCGATATATGATCTACCATAAGGAACAAAGTTCATATCAGTTAATAAACGGAAATGAGCCATTTCGTAATTATCAAACATAATAGAATTTTCATTTCCTCCACTACCTGGAACATTATTATAACCATAACTAGAAGCTGATGCTCCTCCAGGTGAATATCTAAATTTTACTTCAGATGGGTTTGATGGATCAGTACCTTCCATTCTTTCGATATGAAAAGCAGTATAAGGAATTACATTGTAAATACCAAATTTTTCAGCAATTTCTAATTTAAGGAAAAAATCACCATATTTAGCTAAATTTCTAACCCAAGGCCATAGGTTAAATTCAACATTTAATACGTCATAAAATAAGTTATAAAGTATTTTTTGTATATTTTCATCAGATGAACGAATTGATAATACTTCACCCATATCGTTTTTCAAAGTACTTTCATCTGCTATTATATCCAAAGCAGATGCTATAATTGCATCTGTATCCATTGAATCATAATCTGAGTATAACTGTGGTCTTAAATATTGGTAGTTTATATTTTGTTGCTGACCATATAGTGAAGTACTAGAATTGGAATAAATTCGATTAAATCTATCTACTAAGGCATTAGTTTGAATACCTCCAGATTTTTGGAGACTATTTACATCAAATACTTTTAATTGAGCATCACCTGTGTTTCTGATTATAACATCTGTTGAAAATAATCTTTGTAATCTTGAAAATAAGCCTTTATCTGCCATTTTATGTTATTTTGTTATTATTGTTATAAATATGTTATAGTAACCAATTTATGCTCTCTTCATTACCATTTACATCCATATTGTATGGATTTGAGGTTCCGTTTTGAGAATAAACGCCACTATAACCTGTTTTATTTGATTTTACTGAACCTAAAGCTGCTCGAGCTGAATCTAAGCTTTGTTGTTGGAATTTTAATGATGTGTCTCTTAAAAACATACCAATTCCAAATGACATAACTAAATCATCATTATACCCTGATTGTGCTTCTGGTCTTCCATTTTTCCAAATGAATACTTTCATTTCTTCTAACAATCGTTTTGAACGAATTGTTACACTTCTATCACCAACAAATTCTCTTAATTTGTTAATACAAAGTGGTCTTGTTCTCATTGACATAGTAAATCCAGGTACCATCTCACTATTACCTTCAAACGCACGTAAGTATGACTCTGCGGTTCGTTGTTCTGCTTTTGGTGATTGGTATAAATTTCTATATCCTCTTTCTAAAATTGCATCCAAAGTTGCCCACCCAATATTAGCATTTTCAACTACTAACATTGCATTATTATATTCTGTAGCTAGTCCTGTTAAGAAAAAACCATATTCTTTAGGAGGTATTTGACCTCTATATTCTGCAACTTGTGTATTTGTTGCTACATCTATTACATGACATGCTGAGTAATCTTTTCCATCACCTCTAGCAACGTCAGCTGTAATCATATATTCTCTAGAATAA